GGGCCTCCCTTATACATATGGAAGAACATGAGTCAGAAGTAGTGGCAATAGCGGAGAACGGTTGTAAAGTTAGAGTGGTCACTAAATCCACAAAGCAGACTGTGCACGCGGGGCACAGTTGGCGAGATCGCTTATGGCAGTACTTGCTATCTCATCCTTGGACGAGGGGTCCTCTCACGAAGTAGGACCCACAAACGTTAGAGGCGGACCTCAACGCTTGGGCAAGAAAAGTCAGGCCGAAGATACCACACTGGGTAAACACTTCGTCCGATTTGACAGCTGCCACCGATAACCTGAGTCTCGATTATGTTATGGTTTTCATAACTTGGCTCGAAAGACTCCTCTTAACCCCGGAGGAGGTCAAGGCAGGTAAGGTTATACCTGAGCTACGTGTCATGTAGTTATCCCAAACATTAATATATAAACGTAAACGATACACGTCTGATCTCTTGGGCGAGCCCCGCTGTTGGCGCGACTTCACAGAGAAGATTCAGAGTGTACGAGGTTGCCTAATGGGATAGCCACTTTCTTGGTTCTTACTTTCGGTGCTACACATCTTTATCGTTGAAATGGCCGTTGATGCGGCTGTGATAAAGACTGCGAATACCAAAAGAAAGTTCGACAAGCGACGCGTCTTCGTCAGAATTCTCGGAGACGATCTAATTGCTATCTGGCCGAAAGCATGCGACACTGCATATTCGACCCTGCTTAGTGATTCTGGATTACCTATTTCCAAGCACAAACACGAGGTTTCTACCCACATCTGCAACTTTGCTAGAATGTGGTTTGAACCTATCTTCGCGAAACGCGAGCGAAATGCTAACTACGGGGTCAAGTCCTGGGCACTCTGTGCTGGTGACGACGACCTCCTTGTAGAGCAAGCTGGCTTTGCTGATTTTGGGCTTAGGGTAATCATTGGGTACAGGTGGATAAAAGCTATATCGGTCGGCGCCTATGGGCGTTTCGACTCGACGAACATCTTTCAGAACGCTTGTATGTTATCCAGCTGTTATAGGACCGATCATCCTACCTAGTTTAGGCGCTACAGAGATATGCTTCGAATTACCGCTCCAGGTATCTGGAGTAGGGCCGCCAAACTGCGCATCCACCCTACACTTCCCTATATTGGTCTCGGTTTGCCCCATAGGCAGGGGCCTCCAGACCGAATAGGCAAAGTGACTCTTCGAGACTACTACACGTACATAGCGTGTAGACAGCAGCAATCGTAGCGCTCCATTGAGCAACTTTGGGATCTCTCGAAACCAACCGAGTTCTGGGCTTGTTATACCAGCGTGTGCGAGGAACATCTAGGTGTTCACGAATCGCATCTGGTGCCAGAAACCCGGGTTGTAAACGGGATCACTGAAAAGAAACCCACCCATGTAGCCCTCAGGCAAGGGCGCTCTCCAGCAACATTACTCAGACTAGGATTTGTACCTTTTTCAACGCTCCAAGGCCACATGGCCTATGAAGCAACCAACCGGCTTAAAGTCATCCATTTAGCAGCTTATACCGGGTTTAAGAAAAAGGCGTTAGCAGATCGGGCTCTCACAAAACGAACGATAACTAGCGTGTCTCGCGATCTACTCAGACTGCGCGCATTGTACGCCAA